GAACGAAATCCGGTATGGGATCCACCACCCATGTTCCTTATATATATTTGGTTATTGGTGTGTGGAGCTTTTTACCAACCAGAAGCAGCCGATTGGTTTTTGTGCTGGATAAGATTCTTCTCGAAGATTCTGTTTTTCAGTGCAGTAGTCGTTGACTGCTTCACCCTGATTCGCTCATGGTATCGAAGAGCAACCAGACCAGTTTTGGAACCTCAGATGGGATTCATGCAAATGGACCCTTATTTGAAGGAAGCCATCCAGGTTTGGTGCTTGTTTGAGAGTTTGAGAGATTCAAAGACTAAGCGTGGAATGATTGCCGCGATTACTCAGTATATGCAAGCGCATGTCAAGGAGTCTTTGCCGCTTTATGTTTATCGCCAGTTGATGAAAATTGATTATATCTCAGATTGGTCGAGTGATGATGGACATGCCCAAGTCGAAGAAATGCTTGAAGAAGCATTTGGCGAGCAAGCCATTCGAGAAATTGATGAAGAGCTCGTTGTACTTGATACTCAAGACGGAGACACTGAAGAAGCAGTTCCGTGGCATAAAGCCATGGACAATGCTTTTGGTAACTGGAAAGAGTTCAGGAATTCGACTATTGCCAAGAAATTTACACATTTGATTAACGTCATTGTATCTTCTGGTATGTGTGCAACTGCAGATCTCACTTTCAAAATGGGAAATGTATCGTTGTTTTCACCTATCGTTTCGAAGAAGCAATTAGCTGCAGGTGATGTATTTGAGGCATTTTATGAAGCTGTTTCCGGCTTCATGAAGGGTGGATGGCGAGTTTTTCAAACTGGAGAAGTTTCAGCTTTCTTTATGGAAGATGATAAGGTTTCAGAATTTGATCGTATGTATAATGAAATCCGTTCTTTTCATGGATATGCCTTAGCGGGTAATTTGAGAGAGTACACGGATATTGATGACAACGAATATGAAGCTCGCTTGAAGAAAGCAATTGAATTTGGTGACAATCTTTTGAAATTCATTAAGAGAAGTCAAACTTTCGAAAGGAAGTATGTTTCTGATCGCATGGATAAATTGAGAGATAATGAAACCGAGTTCACACAATTGCGTACTAGGGGTGGTTTACGAATTGCTCCGTTTGCAGTCTGTTTGTTTGGACAATCTGGATGTGGAAAGTCTAGTCTTACAAATTTGACTGTGAATGCCGGACTCGTCTATAATGATTTGAGTGCTGAGAAAGACCGTATCGCAACTTGGGCAGACAATGACAAGTTTGCTTCATCGGTTAGATCGCACATTAATGCCATCATTTTTGACGATTTTGCCAACACTAAAGAAGACTTTATGGATTTTTCACCAGCGTATCGTTTGATTCAAGTGATCAACAATATTAAGTATCTTGCCCCAATGGCAGATGTCTTTTTGAAAGGAAAGGTTTCTTTGAATCCTTACTTTTGTATTGTTTCCACTAACGTTGAACATTTGAACGCTGCTAAGTATTCCAATGAACCCGAGTCTGTTCTTCGACGTATGTACCACGTAAAAGTAGAACCTAAATCCGAATGTTGTGATAAAGGAATTTTGAACAAGAAGAAGATTGAGGATCTATATGGAAAGACAGCGTGCCCTGATGCATGGTATCTGACTGTACGTTCGTACACTGCTCAAAACAAGAGACACGTCGACCTCGCCGCTATGACACCTGTTACATTTGAAGGTAAAAAGATGGAGAGAGTCTCTGTTAAAGAGTATTTGAGGTGGGTGCAAATTGAATCCAAACAACATTTTACTGAAGAAGGTCAATATTTGGCCAATCAAGAAGCAATTCCGACAAAATGTGGGAAATGTGGTATGTTGTATTGTAATTGTGCATCAGTGTTGGAAAAAGTTTTGGTCCCGAAATCAGAAACGCTTGCTGATTTAATTAGAAAGCAATCTGATGGAGAGAAACCTCCTGTGTGCACTCCTTGCGATGATAAGGAGGAGTGTTCACTTCCTGTTCTTGAGCCTAATGCAGGTGAATGGGAATATTATTCGGGCAAAACTAGGGGAATCTTCCATCGACGTGCTGAAGACCTCCAACGAGGATATGAGCGTGCTTTGACTTCGTCCATTTTAGCCACTAACGCAGTTTGTTTGTGGTGGGAAAGAGTCGATTTTATGCCTGAGAGTTGGATTTGTCATCCTAAGGTATTGAAATTCGGTTTGATCTTTTGGAAAGAGGACATTAAACGTTCATTGATTACTGGAAACAGCTTCTTTGTAGCTATGATGCTTGCATCTATGTGGACCTTTCCTCGCTTTAGTTTACTTTGGCTTGGATTGGCTTTGTTTGGAATGTATTGGTATACATGTGCTACAGTGCAAACGTACAAAAACATGGTTCGTAACAGAATTTTGGAGTTGAAAGACGTTGTGTGTACGTACACCCAACAGTGGCAGTTAAAGTATGCCATTATTGGGTTAGGAGCTATTGGACTTATTCTTAAAACTATGAGATCCAGATACATAAAACTGGAAACTCAGACTGGATTAAGTCCTGAGAGTATTGATGAGGTGCAAGAGCGCAATGACAAGGTGAATCCTTGGCTTGTAGCTGAAACTGTTCCTTTGCCGATGTCTGAACCTTCAAAGACTACTACATCTGATAATTTGGCCTCTTCTATGAGGACGAATTTGATCGGAGTGGTGTCTGATATGAATAAGACTACTCTTGGATTTTACATTACTTCCAACTTCATGTTAGTACCTACACACTTTCTTCGAGAACACGGAGATCGTGACGTAGCTATTCGATGTTACAAAACTGAAGAAGGAAAAGTTGGTGGTTACTTCAAGGATAAGATTTCTAAGGCATTTCGTGTCGATATTCCTTTGACGGACTTTACACTTTGTTTTGTTACAAGTGGAGGTTCCATGAAGGATTTTCGAAAGTTTTTGCCTGAAGGGAATGTTTTGAAAAGGAGTCCTGCTAAGCTGGTTACGCGAGAAATAATGGATACATCATTGAAAGCTATTCCTATGTTGTTTAAAGGCAGCAGTCGAGTTGCACACACCCAGACTATTTTCATGGGAAGTTATTACGACTTACCTATAGAAACTCAAGCTGGTATGTGTATGTCTCCTGTTGTGAGTGACGCAAAGGGATCTATGATTATGGGTTTCCACTTAGGTGGAAAAGGAAAACTCGGTGGATGTGGAACTTTAACCATTGACCAAGTTAACCTAGCCATTAGTGAATTGTCTTCAGTTGATGGAGTTGTTTTGTCAGCCTCTTGTGGTGATTTGATTCCTCATATGGGTGATTTCCCAACGGAAACGTTTGGAAAACCTATTTTTGAGGGAGCTGAAATTCACCCAAAGAGTGCTGTAAACTTCTTAACTGAAGGAGCTTGTATTGATGTATATGGAAAAACAAGTGGAAAAGCCACGCCTCACAGCAATGTGTCACCAACAATGATGTCAGATGCTGTGCAAGAGGTGTTTGGTGTACCTCAGAAATGGGGTGCTCCTAAGATGAAGGGAAAGGGAAGATACCCTTATCAGGCTACGCTTGTTCACGCTGCTGTCCCTAGCTTACCGATTGGAAGTGTTTTGGTTAAGTCTGTTCGGTCGATCAAGGAATTGACGACTGGTTTGAAACAGAAGATTCCAGAACTCTTCAACGTAAAACCATTGTCGAGAGTTGCCACAGTTTGTGGGTTAATCGGTGTCAAATTTATTGATGCCATGAACTTCTCATCTTCTCCTGGTTTCCCGTTGTCCGGGTCAAAACATCCACTTTTGGTGGATTTAGATCCCAAGGACCATCCGGACGTTGGTAAGCCCCGCACATTTGTTCCCGAAGTGTGGGCGGAATTCGAAAAGATTGTTGCCATTTTGCGTGAAGGCAAAAGGTGTTACATGATTTGGAAGTCATGCTTGAAGGATGAACCAACCAAGTTAACAAAAGACAAAGTTAGAGTATTTCAAAGTGCTCCACTTGTTTTGCAATTGTTGATTAGGATGTATTTCCTTCCAATCGTTCGAATTATTCAAATGAATCCAATCCTTTATGAATGCGCTGTCGGCGTAAATGCTGAAGGTTTGGAATGGGAAGAACTCTGGGAAGCCGCCATGAGTAAAGGTAAAGATCGAGTTCTTGCTGGTGATTACAGTAAGTACGATGTGCGGATGCCTGCTCAAGTCACTATCGCAGCTTTTGATATCTTGATTGACATCGCTGAGAAATGTGACGGATACACTACTGAGGACATCCATTTGATGAAGATGGTTGTTCATGAAGTTGTATATCCGGTAATGGCTTACAATGGTGATTTGATTCAATTGTTTGGAACTAACCCGTCGGGTCAGAACCTCACAGTCATTATCAATTCCTTGGTTAATTCTCTATTGTTGAGGAGTTGTTTCTTTACGATTTATCCTGAAAAGGATTTCAAAGAGAACTGCTCTTTCTTGACATATGGAGATGATGTCATTGGAACTGTGTCAGCTCAGTGCGGAAAGTTTACTCACATTACGTATGCTGAGTGGCTTGCCGAGCATGACATGAAGTTCACCATGCCAGATAAGGAGTCAGCACCAATGCATTATATGACGGAAAATGATGTTGATTTCTTGAAACGCAGGTGTGTGTTTAATGAAGATTTGGGACAAAAAGTTGGATTACTTTCTGAGGATTCTATCTTTAAACGTCTTCATGCACATTTGCTTTCGAAAGAACTTACTCTATCCATGCATTCTGCCCAGAACATCGAAAGTTCATTACATGATTGGTTTTACTATGGTCGTGATGTTTTTGAAGATCGTAGGAGTAAGCTCCGTCTTGTGGCACAGAAGTGTGAAATCGAACATCTGTGTCCTGCTCTTGAAGTTTCTTATGATAAGCGCGTCAATCATTGGCGTCATAAATATCTTGGAGAAGAACTTGAAGAGGAAGAAGAAATCGTAGGTCTGGAATAGGCACCTTAAGCCTGTTCGCCCAGTTAACGGTCTGGGTATTACGGTAAAGCAAAACCGTGTGTGTATATATGGATACCGAATTTTGCATAATATTTGTGTACTTTTGTGTGTAGAATTTAGGCTTTGTACATATTGGTGCTCCACCCTTGGAGTCCCCCTATTTAGGGGAGGGACTGGCCATCCCAATGTAAACTACACCACTCCTTGCACTGAGCAATGCTTGGAGATTGTAAATATCGCTTACTAAAAATGTAAATAATGTATATAAACC